ATAAAGAATGTCCATGTTGTCATTGGAAATTTTATGTCGATGAAGACTATGACAGTCATGTTTCATGCGTGAAGTGTGGAAGTATATTTAAATAATATTGTTTTTAATACATATAAATGGCAAAAATAGCAGCAGTATTTCAGGACAATGTGTTCCAAGATAATGCATTTCAAGATAATACATGGGGTTTATCACCGTTTCAAAAATCCGTATTTCAAGGAAGGGCTGTAAGAAAAGCATTTCAAGATGACCTATTTCAACTAACAGTATTTCAAGAAGACTTTGATTATTCACAATATTATCTGTTTCAAGGATCTGTATTTCAATTAGGTGGATTGTTTCAAGAGAAAAAAGATTATGGATTTACATTTGATGTTCCAGATATTATTAACTTGGTAAAGATATTAAACGAAACACTTCAATCATCTGAGTCATTATTAAGAAGAAAAGACATAGCATTGACATTAAACGAAAGTGAATCCATTGCAGAGTTTGACGGACTGATAAGAGCAATATTATTGGCAATCAACGAAACATTACAGTCATCTGAGACAGAAAATCATAATATGACTATGTTTAGAACTATTACAGAGTCACTTGCATTAAACGAATCAAACAATAGAATTAAAGAAATGGCTAGAATGATCAATGAATCTGAAAGTCTTGGTGAAGGAATAAACAGAATAAAGAACATACTAAGAATGATTACAGAGACAGAAAGTTTGGCAGAAGCAAAAACCATATTCAGAGGTTTGTCAATAAGCATAAACGAAACAGAGCAATCATCTGAGACATTCAACAGGTTGATGAATATTGTAAAGTTGTTCAATGAGACATTACAGGAGACAGAATCCAACAACAAGTACAGAGATATGACAAGAAAATTAGATGAAATTGTTCAGGAAACAGAAAATGTCGGAAGATTAGCAAGTTTGTCCAGAGTTATATCTGATACATTATCACTTAATGAATCACTTCTCAATCCAAAGGTCATGTATAGAACATTGAATGAGACATTATCTGTTGCAGAATTTGATGGTAATGTCAGAAGTATGTTTAGAACAATAAACGAAGTATTACGTTTGAGTGAATCTGTTTCACGCATTAAGGGAGCTATAAGACCTATTAATGAGACTATACAAGCATCTGAAATAATTAATAGATTTAAGAGTATAACGCTGTTATTATCATCATCAATTAGTTTGTCAGAAACAAGTTCATCACCAAGAACAATGTTTAGAATAAACAATGATAGTTTAAGTCTTAGTGAAATTAAGAACAGATTACAGAATCAAAACAGGTATATCAATGAATCATTATCAATATCAGAAGCAAAGAATAGGTTACAAAATATGGTAAGATATATCAATGAATCATTGTCATTAGTAGAATTTGATGGTGGAAGATTTGCTAGAGATTTGGTACGATTAATAACTGAATCATTGTCAGTATCTGAAGGATTAGCAAAGACACTTATCCTAGTCAAATATATTACTGAATCAGTATCATTGGTAGAATTTGAAGGTAAGTATAGAAACCTTCTAAGAATAATCAATGAATCATTACATATAAGTGAGATTGCACAGAAGATTAGATGGGCAGTAGTCAGAGTGGTAAGAACACAATCTGTTTCAAGCACTACTAATGATGCTAAACTAAGTTTGAATGAGACTGATGTAAGTCTAACAGATACTGAAGGTACGACTAAGGGAGATAGCCGATAACTATTTAAACAATAAAGGTTAGATTTATAACATGTCAATGAACTTAAAAGGTAGAAATATTGAATATCTTGTAAAAGTAGGTGCAAGATCACAAATGGTCATAAACATAACTGATTCTGCTGGAAATGCCAAAAGTTTAACAGATACTGACACATATTCAACAGCAAAATGGAAGGTATGGCAACCAGATGGAACACTTATTATTAATGGTACAGCAACATATTCTAACAGAGCAACAGGCGAGGTATCATACATATTACAAGCAGCAGATACTGTATTGGCAAATGCAGGTATTTGGGAAGGCGAAGTAGAATTATTTAATTCAAGTGGTATCATGACAGAACAGTCAGAAACTTTTAATTTTACTATTGAGGAGAGTTACTAATGGGAAATATAAAAATTCTAGTAGGTGGAAAATGTCAGTATTGTGGACACCCACAACAAACACATGAAGAAAATACTGGTTGCACATATCCGATTCCTTTGACTGGAGAATCAGATGGTGACGGTGTTTGTGGTTGTGACAGAATAGGCTCATACTAAACACATAAATACACCAATCTGTTATAAAACACATGTTAAAACTTGACGATATAAACGAGGAAATTTATTTTCAGTTTAGACGAGCCCAGATGGAAGCAATGGCAACAGAAAGGCTTGGTGTAATACATGTCAGTGATATTATCAAACCATGTATGCGTAATGTAATATACGGTAAAATTTTACCTAGAACTGGAATGAATACTGAAAGTACAAAGTCACTGTATTTTGGTCAGGTAGTTCACAGTAATTCACAGTTGGCAACAGATGAACATCATGAAAAGTTTCTTGCATATGATTATGTAAGAGATGAGGCACTGACATATGAAGAAGCTAAAGAAATACCAATGGATGATCCTAGACAGTTAGATATTATTTATGGAAGTATTGACGACTTGATGAAAGTAGGAGACAAGTGGGTCATATGTGATAAAAAAACCACAGGAAGTATTGATTATTTTTCAAAATCAACAAGCAAGGCAAGTGATTCTCACAAGGATCAGATAAACAGATATCGTGTTTTGTTAAAAAAATGTTATGATATTGATGCAGAGTTTGGATGTGTCATATACATTTCAAACAGAATTGAGAAAGATAAAAGAGACAAGCCAGTAACCATCTCATTTAAATTAAAACCAATAGAAGAAACTTTACTTGACATGATTGAAAGGTCAAACAAGATCAAAGACTCTCTAACTAACAAAGTATTGCCTGAAAGAACCAAGTGTTTTCTTTGTGACGGTATGTGTGACTATGCTAGTATGTGTTTTGAAGATAACAGAGCCAGTTTTGAAGATTAAAAAAACTTTATAAACAAGTGTTAAAAACTGTTATATAATGGATAAAAATGACGAAATTTTCAAGATAAAGCCTGTTGGTAATACTGATATAGTCGTGGAAGATAAGAGAAAAACCATATCTCCATTCAATAGTGCTAAGCACTTTAAGGAAGCAAACATTCCTGCATTATGTGATCAATGTGTTTACAAATCAGTTGAAGAAGGTGGAAATGGTAAATGTCCTAAATATGAAAAGGGAGCAGTATGTGGTATTCGTAAAGACTTTATTGCTTTTATCAATGAATTAGATACTAGAAATCCAGAGGATTTGAAAAACATGATAGACATGGTTGCAAAACTTACTTTTGAAAATGTTCTCATGACTTTGACACAAGCCAAGTTTGACGGCAACGTACCAGATAGAAACAGTAAAAGTGAAATTAATACGTTGCTAAATATCGTAAAGTCCATGAATGATCTTAATAGTAAAATTACAATTACTGAGAAAAAAGAGTTTACAAAAGAAGGTGACATTGAAAGTATATTCCGACAAATAAAAGCAAACAGGAAGGAATAATGGCTAGACCTACAAAAGAAGAGACTCAAGAAAGAATAGAATTTATGCAATCTATAGCAGATTGTGCAAAAACCCCTAGCAAGTTCAGTGAGATATTTCTAGGTCATAAACTGTTTGACTATAATGTAAAATATGTTGACTGTCAGGACAGATTCATAGTGTATAGAAGTGGAAGACAGGTAGGTAAAACCATGTCAACTGCTGCCAAGGCAGTACACTTTGCGTTCTTTGCACCGTTAATGTTAAAGACAGTAAAGCATGAGTGCACAATAGTAATTGCAGCACCTACACAAAATCAGGCAACTATCATGTTTGACAGAATCAGAAGTTTGGTTATCAACAGTTCATTTCTTAAAGGATATGTGGTAAGAAATACACAGTCAGAACTCTGGGTAAAATTCTTAGACAACAACGGAATGACCAAGATCATTACAAGAGCAACAGGTGAAACTGGTGTAGGACTTAGAGGTTATTCTCCACACGTTATTATTGCTGACGAATGTTCTTTCATTAAGACAGATATTCTTAGAGCCTTCTTGCCTTCTGGTATGGCTACACAGGCAAAGGTATGGCTTACGTCAACACCTTTCTCCAAATCAGGTTATTTCTATGAAGCATGTATGAACAGTAAACCTAGAAATCCAGATGGTATGTGGACAGAATTTCATGTCACGTCAAATATGAACCCATTAATTGCAGAAGATCCTGTATTTATTGAGGAAATTAAGAGACTTACCAAAGAGGAATATGTGCAAGAGGTCGAGGGTGAATTCCTAGATATTGGTGATGCCTTGATACCAAACTCATTGATTATGGAAGCACTTACTGACGGACACCCAAAAGGCAGAGTCAGATATTATATGGGAGTGGATATTGCTAGGACAGGTCGTGACGAGACAGTATTTACTATAATAGGAGTAGATGAGGAAGATACTGTATTTGTGGAAGATGTTTATGCCGAATCTCAGAGTAATGTGGTAGATGTGGCAGGTAGAATTGCTGACTTTGTTCAACAGTTTAGATTAGAGACAGTTTACATAGACGAGACAGGTCTAGGTGGTGGACTTGTAGACTTGTGCAGGGAAAGAGATGTTCCTACAAGGGGTGTAATGTTCTCACTACAGGAAAAGGCAGATATGTATAAGAATCTCAGGTTACTGTTTGAAAATCACAAGATAAAGTTAAAGAATATTAACAAAATGGTCTATCAACTGTCATATCTTAGAAGAGAATATACTGAAAGTGGCATAATGAAGATCAAATCATTTGAACATGACGACTATCCTGA